TGAGCGTGAAGCGTGTATTGAAATTGCTGAAAAGCAACGCTATGCAATGCACATAAGTTTGACTTCTCACCCACCTCAAAACGGCACAGCAGTTGGAATTGCAAATCAAATCAGAGCAAGAGGGCAAGCAGAGGATAAGAACATATGACACGCGAAGCAATGATAGCTGCATTAGATGCACTTCAAGACGTGACGTTTTATGCCAGCAACACCGATGGCAGCGTTACCATGCCATATAAAGTGGACGGTGATGACACCGAGGCCAAACGATGTGATCGTGCCATCAGAATGTTATTGGAAGCATTAAACAGCAATGGGAGATTACAGTGAGCGCATTAAAACGACCTTCCGCAGAAATCAAGGAACTCTGGGAAAAGTCATATAGTAATTACGGAGTTTTCGCCGATCTTATATTGGAATCGCAGAAGAAGCAGCCACTTAGCCCCAATCAACTGCATGATTTGTGGAAAGCCAGCGTAGGCTACATCTCATTTGCCCGCAAAATTGAACAACTGCATCAAATAGGAGAAAAACCCAATGATACAGACGAACCTGTTTGATAAAAAAGTGTTTGATAAAATATTTGGTACTGATCCTCATAAATTGGTTCGCGCCAGTAGCCCGAACACGTCTAAGGCAGCAGCACATTCAGTGGACACCAGCAACTTAGAGCAATTAGTACTAGGAACAATCGCTGCATTTGGTCGGCTTGGTTGCATTAGCGATGATGTCCTTCATGCGCTCGATGGATTACCCTACAGCAGCGTCACGGCGCGATACAAAGCGTTGGCTGATAAAGGGTTGATTGAGTATACGGGTGAGACGCGCAAAGGCAAATCAGGCCGCGCACAACGAGTCATGAGGGCCGTCAAATGCTAGAGTTTCGCATAGGATTGATTATTGGAGGCTTGCTGGGGTTCTTATCTTTTCTGATAGTCCAATACTTAACTTAGATCGCAGGAATCATCGTGGCTGAAGACAAGATGTGCATTGATGGCAAGCCCCATACTTGGTGGCGCGATCCAGACGGAGATTTGGAATGCTTGCGCTGCGGTGAAATAATAGAGAAAAAGACCCCCTCTCGAAGAGGGGGAAAAGATCGTCTGCCGAGGAAAGAGCTAGACGATCTGGAGGAAAACTAATTTACTTGATTCATCTTTGCGTGGATCGCCTCGTCTTTCGCCTGTGATCCAGCAGAGCTACCAAAATAAAAGGCACAAATTCCTGTCCAGGCTGTACCCAAACTACCCAACATAATATCTACTTCAGTAGCCTGATTGATTTTGCCCAACATCAGGCCTACCAATATTCCGAAGAATCCAACAGTAACCGCAACTGCGAGAAAAGGGGGAACCCATGATTTGACGTTTTTCTGCATATCTCGCGCAGACGCACGATCATCATTGCTTAACTTGGCAAAATCCAATCCTAGTTCCTGTGCCTTAGCCTTCAAATTCACTTCAGCCAATTGAATTGCAGCAACTTGTTCGGCAGTCATTTTATTGGATTCAACCATTTTTTGTACGTCATCACCTGACATACCCAAAGCCGATTCCAATCCGCTGATTGCCATACCAGCCACTGGGCTGCCAAGGGCTGATGCTACGGTCGGAGCCAGTTTTGCAATAGTATCAATCCAATCAGCCATGTTAGTTCCTCTTATTCCAAAGATCGAAAAGGGTTTTAACCTTATCTTCAATCATGCCAATTCTTACATCCATTTTTGCCAATACGATAACCAAAGTAATAAAACCAATTACCATAGGCCAAATTTTTGCAAGAAGTTCAACGGTATCCATTATGGCTTATCCGCTTTGGCATCCAATTTTTCAAAAATTTGATCCAACTTCATCAAAATTCTATTGATGTCGCGCTGATAGTCTTCTTTATTTATATATTTGTCTGGCATAGCGGACAGTTTATCCTCGATCTTAATGATTGAAGATGACAGATTATTGAGTATCCAGCCACCAAAGAAACCCGCTATTCCAAAGCCAGCGTTAATCAGCGTTTGTGTGTCCATCTTCTTCCTCATTGAATAGTTCTGCTTCTTTGATACGGCGATCATGTAATCCTTTTAATACACGTCCACCCGCTTTATCCCAACGCAAAAACTCTTGTTCAACTTCGTCAAACTTATTTGCATTGACCTTTTTTAGCAAAGTAGACTGCGCAAAGTTTCCACCGCCCACATTAAAACAGAAGTCTACCAAAGCATCATATTGATGTTGGTTTATTTCAACTTTGACAAACGCTTTCACGCAATCTTCAGCGTGACGTACATCATGTAACAATCTTGCTTCAGCCTGTGCCGCAGTAATCGACAATCCTTCAACAACATCACCGCCTGTGCTGCCATAACCAATTGTCCAAATACCAGCCGGACACTGATACGCAGTCAACTTGCAGCCTTCAGCCATTTTTACTAAGTCGATGCCATCGTGATCAAAGTGTAAGTCTTCGTGCATAATCTTAAGTCCTGATAATGAAATAAACAGCCAAATAGGGGCTGATTGTATTAAACGCCGAACCTGATCCAGTGTTACCAATGCTCGTATCAGTAATTGTTCCTGTTGTTGTCGCAGTAGTGGTATTCACCGATGTAGTCGTTGTTGTGGATACAGGCACACTCAATGTCAATGTGGTAGTAGTTGAAACAGGAGTACTGAGCGTTAATGATGTTGAAGTGTTAGTACTGGTGTTCAACGTCAATGCAGTATTGGTACTAGTTGTAGTTCCTAGTCCAACCAAAGTAACTGCCGTGTTTGTCGTTACCGATCCAGATGGCGTACCAGCAGATGTGCTTCCAATGGTGACATTTGCAAAACCTGTTGCGGTGTTATAACTCGTTGGTTGTGGATAAGCCACATCGAATCCACCACCACCAGAACTACTTGCATTAGGTCTGTACGGAATATTGTGAATGTGTCCACTATCTACCGCACTGTGCGTATGCACTCCAAGCGCATTACCCGTGAAGGTAGAAGTCGAGACAGCAGTTGCACTTCCAGTCGTATTGCTGGTTGAAGTAGATACCGCTGTACCTGTGGTCGTGGATGTTGATGTTGATACCGCCGATCCAGTTGGCGTGGCAACGGAAGAAGAAATTGCGGAACCAGTTGGAGTGCTAGTAGAAACAGAATTAGAAGTCGCAGTCGAATTTGATATCGAATTAGACGTGGAAGTAGACGTTGATACAGCACTATGATTGTGAGAGGGTAGGTTAGGTGTGGTCAGTGTAGTCGTAATTGATCCACCACTTGCCGCTAATCCATAAATAGCACCCGCACCAATCGGCATCAAGTTTTGGAAATTCGGCACATTAAATGTTGTTGAGCCATCTCCAGAACCAAAGCTAATTCCTAATATCGCAAATAATCCAGAATAACTGGTACGCGATACAGCCTGGCCATTACATAACAACCATCCTGAAGGCGGTGTAACATTCGTCCACATAATCACCGAGCCTGTTGGCTGTGTGATCGTGCTAGAAGCAGGGCTAGTTGTTGGATTTAATAATACCCATGCTCCAAAAGTACTATTAAAAATCATCTGTACATCACCATAAGCACCCGGAATATCTCCGGTTGCCAGTGTTACATTTGCACCCTTCACAATTCCATACGGGCCAAGAACCGTGGTTCCTAAAGTTAATGTAAGCGTAGGATTGTTGACCGAGTTGCTCGCCGTAGATTTAAACGTGATCATCATTCCATCGTTTAATGCAGTCAAACTAGATGGCAAAGTCAATGTGATGATATCTGCTGTTCCGGTCGCTACGCCAAATTGATAGACGTTTTGCTGTAATTGATCTACTTGAACGGTGCTGGCAATCGTACCGGCAGTGGGCAAGTTAGAAGCAATATCACCCGCCGACCATGCCTGAGCAGTCGTGCCTTCCTGACCGCGAAGCACTGTACATACATCGCCTGTCCGTGAAGTACATAACGTGATCTCATGCTGCAACCGAGTAGTTGCATCAGTTAAAGATAACTTAAATGCTTGATCGCCAGTAGGCGAAGGAAATGCCGCACCCGTTCCCGTAGCCAAAGTAATCGTTGTATTGGTCGAACTGATTGAGTTAGCAATCGTTGTGGACGCATTGTTTGCAGCAATAATGACAGCCATTAGAATGATCCTCCGGCAGCACTATTGATTGGGTTTAACAAAACCCATTTTGAATATTGGTTGTTATAAACCATGTTGCAAATCATGTCGGGTTGAATGTCACCCGTCAACAAGGCTTGATTGTCCATCTTCACAATAGTGATTGCACTTTGTTGAGTGCTGCCTAGTGTTAATTGCAACGTAGGAGTATTGGTTGTATTCGCAAAAATTGCTCTAAAACTGAATGCCATGCCATCGTTAATTGCAGTCAACATACTGGTAATCGTGACTAAAATCGCATCTGGCGTTCCAGTAGCAGCAGCGTAAGTAAATTTTGAATTCTGTAAGGTGTCTGGTTGCACGGTATAGTTATTCACCAAAGAAGAAGTAATAAGATTCGATACAATGTCGCCCGTTGCCCAATTTCGAGCAATTGTGCCTTCTTGTGCGCGTAAAACAGTTAATTGATTATTCGTTCTTGCAGTGCATAAACAGATTTCACGAATCAATGATGTAGCTGCATCGGACAACGTTACGGTAAAGCCTTGCCCGGCAGCAGGGCTAGGAAATACACCACCCGTATCCACAGCCACGGTGATGACAGTACCGGATGATAATAGCGGTGCGCCCAATGTTGTCGTACCTTGATTGGATGCCAAAAGAACTGTCATATTAAGCCTCTACGTCTACAAAAAATGTGTACCCAAATGGCAAATTCACCGCATTACTATCAATTGCTTCTTGAAGCTGGTATGCCACTATAGGCAAAAATCCGTATTCAGTATGTCGGGTTGTTGTATTGGTGTTATTGTAAACGCTAGTATTGTATTCGGGGAAATCATAATCTCCCTGTTCCGCAACAATAACGGTTTGAGTAAGATAGATTTTAATTGTGACAACATCTTTGCCGGGATGTTCTGCGGTATCAAACTCAACCGATACCGGATAGGTTTCAGTCAAAAACGGAGCCGCTCCATTCGGCCCAATCAACCACCTCATACAACGCCGTTTCAACCAAGCAATATTGAATTGCTTACCATCGCCTTTATATAAATTCCACGTCAATATCCGCTTGTAAACATCATCACTGGTTTCAAAATATTGACCGATACTCACTTGGTTAAACCGATTGTAAGTATCAATATTATAATCATCAGAATTATATGTTCCTGCCCCAACCAAGTTACCGACCGATAAAGTCGGTCTAGGATTACCATACAATCCCGCGCCCACCCAATCCAGCAAATAATTGATGATGACCGGATTGGTGTAAACAGGCAGGTTTAAAGCATTGAAAGCATTAAGGTATTCTTGAGCCACAATATTGTAGGCTTGGAAGAATGCCACAATGTTCGCATCATCGTTATATTGAACGTAAGGGTAGGACGGGATGATCGTCTGGCGCGTGACGTTCGTGGTAGCCATTATTGTTGCGTCACCGAAACTTGACCCAAAGTCGTTTCAAAGTATGACTGTGGATCACCATAAATCAAGCCAGTACCAGCCAAAGGCGAAAGTTCAATACCATTCACAGTCACAATAATATTAATTACGCTGATTTGACTAGGCTGCACCAAAGTTGATATAGATGCTAGAAAGACGGTTTGTAATTCAAAAATGTTGAGCGGTTGACCTACAGCAATCGAATTCACATAATTCACAATCGGTTGTCCAGCCAGCGATGCTATGGCTGATGCTGAAACAACATTGGTTGCAATCGTATTCCAAGTAATTGCAACGGTTGTAAACTGAAAGAATGGAATCACCAAAGGAATGGAATATACGTCAGGGAAATCATTGATGCTTACTAATTGATTTCTTAGATTTGGAGTAACGATACCGCCTGAAACATAAGTACCGGATGACGTTGTGTTTTTTCCAATGCTAAAACTGTTGGGTGTGATAACTGTCACCGTCAACGGCGTGTTATTGATTCCTGTCATTCCCGTTACACCCGTCACATTGATGACTTGACCTGTGGAATACCCATGCGTTAAATCGGTTGTCATCACGCCGGGGTTGGCATTCGTGATACCAGTGACTTTTAACTGAGAGGGTAATAACTGATTGATATCAAATAGCCCTTGATAAACCGCATAGGCCATTAAATAGGGATCACCACCAGCACACATAATGAGCCAACCACCACCCACGACTTGCTGTAAAGAAATCAAACGATTGAGTACCCCGGGTACTTTTGCTAATTGTGTTTTTAGAAATGTTGGCATTCCCTGCGCGGATGCCTGTCCAGCCTCTAGTACTCTTGCGCGATATTGCTCGGTCGTTTCAGCCGCCTCTGATGGCGTACCCGTGACCGGATTAGTCACCGCTAACTGTATGCTGGTTGGCACAGAGGTTGAAATCGTTGTAACTGTTCCAACTGGAACTGCCCATGATCCAGATACCGTTGCTACCGCAAATAATTGTGCGGAAAGACCATTGGTTCCACCGGGTGGTGCTGCACCAATAATGCCACCATCTTGAATTACATACTGATAAGTACTATCTGAAACAATGAAACCTTTTGAGATTACGAAACCGGGAGTGCCTGTAAATTGCACATAAACCGATGTATTGCTGGCTGCACCGGGTTGAATGCCATACATAATTCCCAATTGATTGAGAATGAAGGCATTTGCTCCATAGGGAGTAACACTATTGAGTAACTCAACATAGGCTTGATCGCAAAGTGATACTGCACCGGTAGCGGTAGAAGATAAATCTTCGATCAGCGAGGCGGGCAATGATGCTGTCAGACCGGGTGATAGCGTCTGAGCAATTGCAATCAGTTCCGCATTCAGCGTACTAGGTGGTGTCGGTTGCGCCCCGGCGATGGATAATACTGTCGGTATAGTCACGGATGTAGCCATAAATCCTCCTATACGCGATTGTAGCAAAAAGGGGCTAAAAAGCCCCTTTTTATTGACGATAAACTACTGATTAAGCAGCGGGTGCTTCGGCTTGGGCAGCGTCAGCAACAGGAGGATCGGCAGCAGGGGGATTGCGCAGTTCTTCAGGCAGTTGAGGCAATGCGATGTTCTGAATGCCTTGAATAATGTTGAACACATCTTTTGCTTTGCACTCGCCAAGTGCAGCCAGTGCTGCATTGACTAAATCCAAAGGCAATGAAATTTGAGGATGTGCTTGTACTTCAGTTTGTGCTTGATCAGACATTTCTATTCTCCAAATGATGTCCGGCGGTGTTACCGGATATCGGGATTATACAATTACTTTGTTACCGATGACCAAGGCAAAGGTGTGTTTTGTGGTGATACTGGTGGGTTGATAATGGATTCCAACTGACCATCAATATTTGCATAGTAATTTGCTTGATTGTCGGTTTGTGCGTTGATCCAACCCAACACAATCGTCTGAGTAAGTTGTGCGTAAGGCACAAAGTTAGGATCGCTTGCTTCAACAGCCAACTGTACGTTGCCGTCAATAGAGGCAGTGTGCGTTCCGTCAGTACCGGAAACTACGAACAAAACATTCACAACGTAGTCTGGTTGTGGTGACTGTACGCAGTACATCGAGTTAATGGTGGTGGTGTATGTGATGGACATGATTGCTCCTTATGGATGGGTTGATTTGTATGCGTCAAATTCAGCTTTAAGTTCTTGTATTGCTGCTGTCAATGTGGCTACTAAAAATGAAGTGTCGATAGTTTGGTATTTTGGGTTTCCTTCTAAATCAACATCATCTTTTTTACCAGTAACAGCATCAGGTAAAACTGCTTGAAGTTCATGTGCAATAAAACCTTGTGAAGAGCCTCCAGATTTCCAATCATAGGTAACAGGGTTTAATTTAGAAACTGTGTCTAATGCCCCAATCATTGGAAATACATTTGTTTTTAAACGATAGTCCGAAGCAGAACCATATAGGACTGCGCTAGTAGTTCCTACACGAGTAATGTTTCCACAAAATGAGCCATTAGCATACATTTGCATAAATGAAGCATTTGTAGTGTTATCTGTTGAAACTACGCTAAATCCATTTGACCCTGATGCAAAATATAAATTGCTTTTTCCTGCACCAGTTGTAGCAGTTCCATTTACAATAAAGTTACCACTACCATCAAAAATACCTCTAGGATTCCCATC